ACTCACTCAAATAGCTTTGCTTTTGCTTCGTTGATTGCGTTACTTGTCTGCTTGTAGTTTGAAGTTGGTTTTGATTTGACATTTTCAGGTTGATTTAAATACGATTCGAATTTGGGGCTAAATAGGGTGATTGGTCTAAGGTAGATGGCACGTTCCGTCCCCTTCCACTCGTTTACTTTCTTACGAATTACGTTTTTGAAGTCATTTATTGAATACCCCTCTGATAATCTTGCTTTTATGAAGTCTAAGGTCTGCTTGGTGGAGTATTTGAAAGATGTCCCCGCCATTTCATTCAGATAGTCAATTATATCCTTGGAGGTATTATCCTCTACCAATGGGGTTGACTTCGGCTTAGGTGTTGATTTGGAATAATCTGACAAAAATATGAAGCCCTCTTCAAAATATCTGATACCCAAGTCATAGCACTCTTTAATTTTCTCTTTTGAGACATTTGAGTATTTAATTTTATCGCAGAAACTTGGCAAAAAGAGTTTTTTAGGTTCTTTTAGCCATTCAATCCACATGAGCCTATACATGGGTGGCATTTCTCCGAGGGCTTCAATAAAGTTAATAGGCAATACTATCTTGGTCATATAAGAGTACCAATAGAGTAAATTATTTTAATTATTTCTGATTTTTCTTCATGGTTTTTGTCAGGGTAAAGTTCACTTGCATAAGCCATCAACTCCTCCACCTCGTTTTCGGGAATCGGTGGCAAGGTCTTGTAGGCATTTAAAAACACAGATTTTGGAACGATAAGGTTACATATATCCTTGACCGCACTTTCCCCCCTAGCATGAAATTCTGATATATAAAGGTCAATCAATGGTTTCATCTTGTGGCTTTTTTCGGTTGTAATCGCTTGGAATTTCACCCCACATCGACTTATCCCATAGGTGTACGTTTTTGTAATATCCTTCGGGACACGATTGGAAATATTCAATTGCTTTATCAACCAAAACCCCGATTTTGGGATTTGCCGCCAACACAGTAGGTGGTATCCTAACGGGTACTTCCCCCCTGAACCACTTAATAGCCATAATATTGTCGCAATATATAGGCTCATCTATTTGATAGTGAGAGGCATACTTATGTGCTTCCACTAAGGCTATAAACTCAGCAAGGTGGGGGGTGCAATATTCTATTGAATTTGCGGAAATCAGATACTTACCTTCTTGCATAACCCTGAATTCTGCATTGCCATTCATCTTATTTACCGACACGTCAAGGTGTATGAATGAGCCTTGAGGCTTGACCGAGTGATTAATACCCCCATCCACGATTTTTTGTAATAATTTCAGAGCAAGGTGATAGTTTACGAACTCCTTGACCCTTTCAGGCTTATTTTTTGAAATTAGCAAAGCCGTGTTGTAGTCATCGGTAATACACATATTCCGACCACCTCTAGTAACAAAGTATTTTTTCATAAATTAATCTACTATTTCATCTAGGCTGACACCTAGTGTTTGTGCTATTGTTTTAGCCGTATCTATGCTATAATTGGTAAGTTTACCCGTATACATCTTATGAATGCGGTCTTGACCGATTGTTTTGCCCGTCTTATCCATAATAAGATAGTAGAGGTCGGTTTGACTCATTCCAAAGTCATTTAGCAGTTGTGCCAACTTAGTGTTAGGTATGACTTTATTTGACATATTCTCAAAAATAAAAGTAATTGGGGGGTAAGCCAAATTAATATTAACCACCCCCCAAATAATTAATAACGAAGATTCACTTTTTCTCTTCTGCGGAAATTATAAATCTCCTCGATTAATAATCGATAGTTATTGATTGAAGTACAATCGACTAACGACCCTTGATTTTTGGCTAATTTTTGAACCATTTCCTCTTGCTCGTAAGCCTTATTCTTAAATATTCCGAGCATAGCGGCAACGAAGGATTGGCGATTATAACCATCATAAAATTGCTTAAATTCCATAATCTTCTTAGCATTCGAATAGGCTTGTTTTAGGTTATTGACCTTGAATTGACCTTGTTCAAACTTCTTTTTCTTGCCACCCATAGTGTCTTTTTGATTTGACCCTTGGGTATTATTTGTTAGAAGCATAATTGTGACGTTAAGACCGAATTCGGGATAATCTTCCATAAATTCCTTCATCTGAATGTAGTCATCATAACCCAACTTACAATAGCTTTCCAAGTAGTCCACCTTTTTCCAATTTGAGTTTGAGGTGTTCAATGTGTGGACTTGTTTCAACTCATATCCATCAATTTGGATAAAATAAATGGGCAAATTTTGTTGTTGAGCCGCCAAAAATCGGTGCTGACCATCGATAATCTGCATTTTGTGATTAACGATGATTGGGGTAATCAAGTACTCATCTTTGAAGGATTCGACCAACCTACGGATATGTAGTTGATTGGGTCTGCGATTGCCCTTCATTATCACAAAAGACTTATAGTCGTTGCTTTTGAATACGGGCATCAGTACTTGGGCATCTAAAGGGAGTAGTTTTTTCATTTAATTAAATTTTTAGTGGTTAGGTATTTTATTAAATCACTTTTGACTTGCTTATATGCTATATCGAAATACTCATCTTCCGACAAATGACCTGAATCCTGACCATGACCATCCCAAGCCATAGGGTCGTGATAATCTTTGAAATAGGCATTCAAATCGTTGCTGACAACCCACCTCCAAAATTTAGCCTTTTCGATTGTGAAATCCTCGAAGGTGTCATCAGTTGACTGAATAAGGATTAGCCCCTCTTTTTCTAAAATATCGAATTCAATCATATAGCATAAAATTTGCCCCCCACCCTTTTTTGAGCGAGGGGCTTGTTTATTAAGCGGTTAAAATTGGTTTGTTGAGAACATTGATATCCTTCAAAGTTTCGGATGCTAGGGCAAAGGCTTGGTTCGTTTTATTTGCCGCATATCCAAAACTGATGGAATTCATACGTTGGTCTAAAGACTTGTATGGCTTCAGATGACCGAAATATCCCGACACCGCATTGTAAACCCCATAAAGGGTATTTTGGGTTGAAGGGGTTATTTGGGTTGGATGTGTTTTAGCGAATTCGAATATTTTGGATACCGAATTTTTAGCCCTTGTGCTGACCTTTTCCTTTTTTTCGACATAATCCTTGTTTACAAAGATTTCCTCCAAAAAGGTCATCATTTGCTCATCGCTGAGTCGGGTATCTGCCATGTCCTCAAAGATATTGGCAACATCGGTCATGTATTGAGATGCTAATCCCATAACCTTATGAGCCTCTTTCAACTGATTCAACGGGTTATTGTAGTGGTTGATGGTGTAGGAGTTCTTGAGGTCTGAAAGTGCTGCGGTCAAGGTATTGTTGCATACCACCCGAATCGGGGTGAATCCAACTTTTACCGCATTTTTGCCATCATGCCCATTTGTAATCAGAAGGTATTGCTCTACCTTCTCTCCCGCAACCAAAATGTCTTCGGGTAATTTGGCGGTGATAAATACCCTTTCTCCTTTACCCAAAACCCCCGCAGTTTGATAGATTGCTTCCCCCCTATCAATGATTGGGTCAAAGAATGTGAAAGCATCCTTGTTTTGAACGATTTGGTACTTGTTTGTGACAAGTCCAAGGGGTTGGTTGGTGTCCGTGCGATAGGTCGCAAAGATGTCCTCAAACTGCTCCTTACCGACCTCTAAATTGGGTTGGATAAAGATGGGAGTTTTCGCTACCTCGTAGTCAAGGTTAGCTTTTTCGACCACTTCTTCAGAGGTCATTGCTTGGTCTACATACGTGCCAAGCCCGTGCCATGCTTTTTCGCCTACTGCGACAAAAGATGCTTTTCCGTTTCTCATTTCGAGATTGTGTGCCATACTTGATGGTTTTAAAAGTGAATGAATAAATAAAGATTTATAGACAATTGGGGTCTTGAAGTAGCCCTACCAAGTAGAACACTACAACTAGTACGATTGCCAACTGCCATTCAGGGGAAAGTTTTAGTTTTTTCATTTGATTTTATTTGCCTTTAATTGATAATCTTCTTCAGAAATCTCGGTGTTTCCTAAAGCCCCTCTACTATCAAGTTCCATAATTAATGCAAGTGGAACGGGCTTTTTAGTTTCGAACATCAGGTGGTTGTAAAGTTCAACCAACTCTTGGGTGGTCTTTTCTTTGAATTGAGTATTCATGGTTTTTTCGTTTGACAAGTCAAAGATAGGATTTATTTTTGAAAATAAAAATATTTATTGAATTTTTTTTAGGCTACTCGTAGGATAAGATAATGTTAGCCTCTAGCCCGTCATCCGTGATTATCATTTTTCCGTCATCTCCAATATAACCTCTTGAATTTCTTGTTGTTGGAAATACTGCCGCCCTTACCTTCAAGAAGGTTTCAATCTCTTTAAGGCTAATATCCACCTCTTCAGAATTGTTATTTGCCACTATCCTTGTTATTGAATCCATAGCCTCCGAGTTACGTAGAATCTCAATTTTCAGTTTCTTTTTCATGTTTTTGTTATTGGTTTTATTTTAGAAAATAAGAGTCAGAAAAGGGTCGTTTGTATGGTTGGTTTATATGAAGTATCGTAACGGCTATTTTGCCCCTTTGGGTAGGGTAGGCATTGATGTTTTAGATTTTGCCTCATTTTTCGCACCTCTTTCTTGCTTCCTATGAAGTAGACATATCTATGCTTAGTTTCTACCCTTTTTGCTTTTAAGCCTAATTTTTCGATTTGCTCTTTTCGGTCAGGCACAAGTTCAAACTTGGTCATTATATCATCATAAGTGGAATCAAAGAACAATAGTTCTTTCAGTTTATGCCAATCGTCTACACTAGGGAATGAAAACCCACCATCAGTCCTAAACCAATGAGAGGCGGTATCCTTATAACCGAAAATCTTGTCAAGTTCTTTTGCCGTAAATCCACCTTTATGTGACTTTAAGTAATTGGCGATTTCAAGCCTATTTAGTTCCTTTTCGTTTACCCTTCTTTTTACGAGTTTGCAGTTCAGGTGGTTTTCTTTCCTTTTATGCCCGAATTTTCTGAAATGAAACTCGTTCCCGTCTTTATCGACCAATATCTCATCGTTGGAGGAAAGACCCGTATAAATCCAATTGGTAGCCTGATATATGTAACCTTGGTGACCTTGGTTCTTATCTGAAAATGATACGATAATTTTTGGTTTTGGTAGCTTTTTGATGGCACTTGACACAAAGTGGCTTAGTGTGTTTTTGCCAAGACCATCGTTTACGACCAACCTATTAAGTTCAATACAAATAGGGGCAAAATCCTTTCCGCAGATGCTCTCTTTAAGGGTTGGAGAGGGTGGTTGCCCAAATGTTATTACACCAACAAGTATATTTTTTGAATAAAGCCCAAATGAATATTCTATGCTAGGAAGCCTTTTTGCATAGTGTTTATATAATAGCCACTCCCTACATTGAAAATGGTCGATTGACTCGATAGTATATTCTTCCCTTATTGACATCAGAAAAGAGTGGTTTGAATGGTCGGTTTGTAGGTGGCATCATACCTATTATTATCCCCTTTTGGGTAAGGCATTGATTCATACGGCAAAAAACCCATCATTTTTTTTACCTCTTTTTTATTGCCCAAAAAGAAGAAGTATCGGTGCTTTCGAGGTCTTTCGACCATGTAAACATTCTCCGCTCCATACTTATTTTTAAGCCACTCCACTCGATTCTCCTTACCCTTACTCAAATCCATAATGGTCTGATTATGCAGATGCTCCATACCCTTTATGGCATAATCCTTGAATTCTGCACTCAATCCCGTGTATAGCCAATTTGTAGCTTGATATATATATCCATGGTGATTTTGGGAGGTGTCGCTATATGATAGCAGAACGATTGGCTTGGGCAGTAATTTGAAGGTTTGGCTTACAAAATAGCTTAGGGTGTTTTTCGGCATATTTTCATTAACCACTAATCTGCTTAATTCAAGCAAATCGTATCCCTTAAAGGAATCCCTGAGCATGGTTGCCATAGATATTGAATAGGTGCATACACCTTGAAGAACCCCGTCCTTGAATAACCCAAAAGAGTATATTATGGGTGGGGGCATCCGTTTAGCATAGTGCTTGTATAAAAACCACTCCTTGCACTGCTCCGAATCTATTGACTTGACCTCGTATGTTTCTTTTACTGACATTCTTGATACCAAATTATTCATGGGAAGTTTTGCCACAAGATGATGGGTGGAATTAACCACCCATTTTTAGATTCCCAATTTCTTGAATAATTCAAATAGTTCTTTTTTGCCTTTGATGTCATGTACGGAAATTGCCACATCCATATTTTCCAATTCAATGTGTGGTGAATCTTCGCTTTTTTCTTTTAAGTTTTTATACTCTTTTACTGCTGAAGAATAGGAGGTGTAAGCATTGCTAATCTTACATGGTTCTTTCTCGTTAGACTTGTAGGTCAGAAGGTAGATTTTCATTTTTGGTTTGATTTTTGGTTAAAATTTTTACTAGTTTTTTATTTTATTTAGAAATTTTGTTCTCTCATCCAAGGTGGAAGCATCTGCGACAAGTGTAAAGCAACTTCTAATTAAGTCTATATCCTTTTCGCTCAACTTATCTAAGCAACCCATAGTCTTTAATAGACTCATAGATAGTTTAATTGACACTTCGGTTCGGGTTGATTGGTTTTGGTCAATTGTTGTCATAAAAAAGGTGTTTTTTGATTTTTTCGTTTAGTTCTAAATATTTATGTGTGCTTATGATATTAAATTTTGCCCAATTTTCGGGGTTCTCCTTAATATCGTTGGCGGTCATTTCGAATATCTTTTCGATTCTTTCAGCCAACATGACCACTTCAACCGAGTCAAGTTCTTTTAATAGAGATTGAAGTCTTTGGGATATGCTTTTAGTTTTTGCCATAATGATGGTTTTTAAAGGTTTACTTGAATATTTTGGGCATCTAATACTATTTTCAACTTTTCTTCAAATCCGAACAATTCTTCGGGTTCTGAGAAAATCAATTCGTGGTCTACATACTCATATCTCCAACAACTACCTGATTTATCATCCAAAAGCAATTGGATGGCTTTTACGCACTCATCTTTTCCGTACATAAAGTCATCGGCAAATGCTCTGAAAGTGAAAATTTGACCACCTTTTGCCTTCCAATGAGGCTTGTCAGATGGATTACCATAGTTTTCAAAATACTGAGCGGTTACTTGAACGAGAGTTGTCATAAAGAGTGATTCAGTTTTTAGTGAGGTGACTCCTCATTTGTAGTATTAATTAGTGCTAATTATTTGTTTGGGTTAAATACAAATCCTTTCATTTTCTTGGCACAATCATTCCCAATCGGGAACCACCCCTGAGAATTAGAACCCGTCAACTCAAAACAATTCTCTTCAGTTACAAAATCAGGATTCAAAGCCATCCAATGTTCGTTCATGTGAACCAATAAACAATCGGTTTCTTTCATTGGCTTATAACAACAAATACAACCACCATATCCGTGTTTTTCATAGTTGCGGTCTTTCATTGGTGATTCGTACAATTCTTTTGTCAATTTTGTCATTGGGCTTTTACTCAACTCAATAACTGAATCTATTTCTTCGTAAGATAGCTTGTCACCAATTTCCTCTAATTCATCAGCGACTTTGGATTCGGCTATACCTTCTTTGTCAATTTGATTGTTTACCTTCTCTTGAAGTTCTAAAAACCTTTTTACGTTGTCGGTAATGATTGTTTGCATGGTTTGTTTTTTCAGTTTTTTGTCAGGTGACTCCTGATTTGTATTGCTAATTTATGCCAACAAATGACAACTGCAAAATTTTTTGCTATATTTTTTTATACTTTTTTTGCTTTTATAGTATAACTTATTGATTTTCAATAATAAAAAAGGGGGCTATGTAGAGAACATACCCCCGATTGACAAACGATGCACAAACCATGCAACACCACAAACATAAAAATTTTTATTTAAGCCCAAATTTCGCCTATCTAAATCCCGACCATACAACCACCCTACTTTTTATTTTGAGTCGATTCTCACCCCCTTTCCGTTCGTCTCATTGCATTCCCACCCTTTTGCACCTCCCGAAAAACACAAAAATTTGAAAATCGGGCGACAGCTGGTAGGTTTTCTTCTTCTTCTTTAGCTTTTTTTATCACTACTTCGTCATATCCTTGCTCGTTCGGGGCTTCCCCCTCCTCCAACCACCCAACCAAAAGACCATCGACCCACCATCCGATACACTTGCCCCCATCAGACACACTCCACCACGAACCCCCAACTCCACCACAAACCACCCTCCAACCAAA